GCGGACAGTAATCTAAGACCCGCTGTTAAGCGGACCCACCCTTTAACCCCCGGGTGAGCAACTTAATTATCTGTAAAGGTGTCCTAGCTGGTCTCCCCTACCCACGATCTGTCCTTCACAGGACAATATCAAGATCATGAGCGGGGTACCGGCGCTTCCAAGACACGAACGCGAGTCAATCGCGGCTGAGCGTCCGAAGAAACTTCTCGCGCTTAGCAGTGTGTGTTTGGCAGTTCTCCCAGGATATGTCTAGTGAGAGGATCTCCCCAAAGGAGAGACCTCCTCACCATGCAGAATCCCATGCGACTCAATTTTCACCCAAAAGCAAAGTCGGCACAGGGGCTGTCAACCCCCTACCGGAGCCCAAGGGGATTAGGGTATTACCCGTCCTCCGAGGCATTGCTTTAGCACGCTGTACCCGCTTTCCATTGCGGGACATCATGGTCAGCACGATCCAAGAGCTTTCAAGGCTCTCGTCAATCGCGCTGTGGGGTCCGAGTCAATTTTCGATACATATCTTAACAAAGAGTCTGTATCTTCTATTGAAACGGATGAGCTCGTATGCCAGTTTCTCTAGTGGGTCCGGAAACCATCCCGGACCCAGTAGAGAACCTGCACCATTAACAGTAAGAAGTGTGGCTAATTTCTGACCTCTCAGAGGGGTTAATTCTGAGAGTCATACCGCGAACTGTTCCTTTCGAATATCCGAAGATACTCTGTCGAGACAGCTTTTGGCAAGAGCCACAATATTTGCTGGACCCTCCTGATTACTTCAGAGGAGTAGGCTTGGTGAAATAGGCTTCAGATCAGAGCCCTTGCGGGAATAACCTTTGGCGAACTCCGCCAGACCAACTTCCTCAAACGACTTCGATTTGGACACCTGAACACCAAGAACCGTGAGCAGATGTTTATATCTTGTCGCGACCGCTGTGTCTCAGATGACTACGTCATCACCCAAGACAGCATAATCCTGAAAGACTTCTTTTCTCCCAGGGTACGCTTGAACAGCAGCCCAGGCCACCAATAGATGATGCGACAAAGCTAAGCAAGCTCAGCTCGAAAGCAGACCCATCGGTTGACCCACTGAGTATCTAACAAACATAGACTTATCGGTCTTTCGTTTGACCTCAAAGTCACGACTTACACAAACTAAGTACCAAGCTAGGCTAAGGCCTGGCTTTAGCAGCCCAGTAAGACAAAGAACCATTGCTTGATAAAGCGCTGGCAATCTGTCCGTTGCGGCTGTCATGTCTATGCTATACACGCGTTTTCCAGACGCAGTAGCAGCATGGACACGGTACCGTTGCCTGTCCTGATCAAAAGTTCCGTCAGTAGGTATCCTTCTAAGGATCTTAAAGATGGAACGATGGATAGGAGCTAATAGTGTCTGAGAGTAAACATCTCCCAGAGCCACCACCCTAGTCTTACCTGCCTTATCACTAAGGAAGGCGAGCCTAGAGTGGCGGACTGGCTTCTGAAACTCTTTATCCAGGCCGACACCCTCCCATTCTTGCTTGATAGCAGTAACCACTGCTGCAAGCCGTTTGGAGACGGTAGGTCTATAGGTTTTATCCGACAAAAACGGAAGTAAAGCCGACTTTGGATAAAGTTCCATCTCAGTTGAGTGTAGGACTCGTAACCAAGGCTGCCTATTAACCACAGGCAGCTGTGTAAACAGGTACCATAAAAAGTACCCAAGGTTACTGCTCCTAATCGCATGGTAGTCTTCTAAACGGGCATTGAGTGCAGGACTTTTTGAAGGCCCTGCAGCTCAAGAAGAATGCCAGTCTAGAATCGCAGGTTCCAAAGGATTGATATTATACTCCCTTGAAACCATTCTACACGCTGTAACTAATGAAGGTATTAATTTCAAAAGTTGCAGTGGTTGGCCCTGGAATCCGTCCGTGATGGTAGTAACTACCACTTCGGGCCGGAGCTGAATCAGGCGATGAACCTGAAACAAACTCAGGATTGCTAATCTCGAGATCTCACCACCTCTAAGTCCTTTTCGGATCAAAGAGTGGAGCACTCTCGGGATCTTGGATGCCGGAAACTCAATGTTTTCAGCACCCAAAACACGTCTTGACGCCCAGGTCATCAAAGTTTTTCACGCTTTAATGCCAGGGTGGCCCTCGCGGGCGGCACGGTTGTACGCACCTCAAGTTATGAAACGTCGTTCGTACTTAGTCACGCACAAACTAGGAGATAATTTTATTATCTTAGTTACTGCTGTGGCTAATTTACGCTTAGCCTCGCGATCTATTATTCAATTAAATGTATGTTTTTTTGTACGTTTTTTTGACATAGTGTCGTTAGGTTTGCTTTACCTACTACTACCTCGGCCCTTAACGGGCTTAGTAATAGCAGGGGCGGCGCAGCAATGTTGTAGGTCTTCCAGAAGTGACTCCGGAGTTCGGCGATTCGTATTGGGGACCGTTCGCCAGCGAGCAGGTTTGTAGCCTGC